GTGGAGACAAGACTGCAACATCTGGAACATTTACAATCCAGTTCCCTGCATTCACAACTTCTGCTGCGATTTTAAGAATTGCGTAATTAAGGAACTAAAATGATATGGCTACTTGGGGACAACAAACATGGGGTTTCGAGAACTGGGGTACACTCGGTGATCAAAATACATCCCTAAGTAGCACAAATCTTTCTGCTTCTTTTTCGATAGGAGCTGTTACTGCTGATGCCGAATTACAAGTCGGTTGGGGTGGTGATACATGGGGTGAAAACACTTGGGGTGATTTATCAGGTGCTTTTGCAAATCCAACAGGAATTCAAGCTACATTCTCAATAGGAACTCTTACATTTGTAGGTGATGCCAATGTGGATGTAACTGGAATTTCTTTGACTTCATCTATTGGTGAAGCGACAAGAAGAATTGATGTAGACGTATCTGTTACAGGTGAACAATTAAGTTTAGGAATTGGTGAAGAAGTAATTGATATAGGAGTGCCTATAACAGGTTCTCAATTAACATCTACTCCAGGTCAATTAACAGTTGATCCAACATATTTAATTGGTGCTGGATGGGGTAGAGACACTTTTGGTAACTTAGGTTGGGGTGTTAACTATTCTGTAATACCTGCTGAAGGCACAGGTATTCCATTAACAGCATCTATTGGAGATGAAACTGCATTTACTGATGTTGAAGTAACTGTAACTGCACCAGATGCATTACAAATCACATATGCAAGTCCTTCATTTTCAATTCAAATTGATCAGGATATATTTGTACTAGCTTCTGAGGATCAGCTAGATGCTGAAATTGGAACTATTGCAGATATCACAGGTACAGCTACTGTAGATGTAACAGGTATCGAATTAACAAGTAATATTGGTCAAGTAGTCGGTGGTACAAAACAAGATGTACCGGTCACCGGAACAGAGGCTACAATGTCCATTGGCACTATTGCTTTAGAACAATCTACAAATGAACCTGCTACAGGACAACAACTTACTTCTAGCATTGGAGAAGCAGAAGAAATACCTGCTCAAATAGTAGGTGTTTCTGGCATACAATTAACAGCTAACATTGGCTCTGTAACAGTAGTTGGTACTTCTGTTGTAGATGTTACAGGCATAGAGTTGACTTCTACTGCAGGTAGCCTTAATATCACTTCATGGCAAGAGGTCGATCCTGGAGTTACTAATGTATGGACAGAGGTTGATTTAGCTGCATGATTAAGGTAAAATTATAATTATTTAGGAGAAATTTTTTATGGCATCTAGTTACTCAACAGATCTAAAACTCGAATTGATGGTCACTGGCGAAAACGCTGGACAATGGGGTGATAAAACAAATACAAATTTAAATTTAGTACAACAAGCAATCGCAGGTTATGAAGCAGTAGCTTTAACTGACGGTGGTACTGTTGCTCTTGCAATGTCTGATGCTTCATTATCAAATGCAAGAAATATGGTTCTTAAATTTACTGGAACTTTAACAACTGCATCTACTGTAACTATTCCAGATGGAATTGAAAAATTTTACATTATTGATTTATCTGCTGTTGTTGGAGTAACTAACCTTACAATTAAAACTGCAAGTGGTTCTGGTTTTACTGCAGGTGAAGCTGCAATCGTTGCTGCTTATTCTGATGGAACAAATTTAAATGAAATAGCATTAAACACTTTAGGTGGAACAATTGCTACAGCACAAATTGATGACAATGCAATTACAAGTGCAAAAATTTCTGCAAACCAAGTGACTACTGCTAAGATCGCTGACAATGCGATTACTACTGCTAAGATCAGTGCATTACAAGTAACTCAAGCAAAAATTGCAGACGATGCCGTAGGTCCAGATCAACTTTCAAACACTGCAGTAACTGCAGGTTCTTACGACTTAGCATCAATTACAGTTGATGCTCAAGGAAGAATTACTGCTGCTAGTACAGGAACAGCAGGCGGTGGTAACATGGTTGCCGTAAAATATGAAGGTGGACCAACTAGCGGAACTTATACTGCTAACCCAACAGCAACAAAAGTAATTGTATATGCTGCTGGAGGCGGAGGAAATGGAGGAGCGGGAGCGTTTACCACACCTCAAGGAGGACCAGGACAACCAGGTGGAGATGGTGGAACAGGTGGAATGGGATCATTCTTTTTTCCAGTAACAGCACCTTACTCAGAACCTTATTCAGTTGGTGGAATAGGTGGAACCACGACTCTTGATACCAACGTTACAGCAAACGGAGGACAAAATTTAGCTGGTGGAGGTCCTTCTCCTGCTTATCAAGCATCGGATGGAACACCAGGTACTGCACCAGGTGCAACAGTTGATTTTACCGGTAACAACCAAGACATGAAAATATTTATGGCACCAGATATTGGAACAGGTGGAGCAGGTGGAGGTACCCCTGCACAAGGCGGTCAACCAGGTAATCCAGGTGGTCTATATATTTTTGAAGATTTAGGAGTTTAATATGGCATTTGTAATTTTAGATAACGGACAATTTTATAAAATAGCAAAAACAGAAGCTGATAAAAATGATATTAATGTATCAGCTAGAACTAAAGCAGAAGTCACTATAACTGAAGCTGAGTTCAATTCATTTGTAACAAATCAAAAAGATATTGTAGTAAATAATGGAGCTGTTTCTTTTATTGATAAATTTTCATCAACTGTACAAAATGAAGCCGCTTTAAAAGAAAAGTTTGATAATTTTAAAAAAGAAGCAAAATTGTATATTTCTAAAAATCAAGGAAAACAATTAGCAACTCAATTACAAAATTATTTAGGTGTTTTATCTCAAGTAGATACATCTTCATTAACTTATCCTATAAATTGGGAACAACATTGTGTAGACAATTCAATTACTTTTTTACACGAATATCAAATAGGTTAAATTTAAACTTGCTATAGTCTATATACAATTATAAAACATTTTTATGTTTGAAAAAATAATTGAGTTTAGTGCGCCAGAAGTTTATTATAATTTAAAACAAAATCATCCAACTCCAATTAAAATAAATATACCAGAGTGGTATAAAAAACTAGAACACAAAATTAATTACAGAACAGTTAAAGGATGTATGCCTTTTTTAGATACATTAACTTTTGGTTATTGTTTATATCTTCCAGTAGATTTTAAAATAGAACACAACAAAACTGTTAAAGATAAACAAGGTAAGGATAGAAAAGATAGTTTTTCTGCCACTCCTCTTATGGGAGGAGCAGATCTTGGGATAAATATAAATTTTAATGGTAAACCACAAGTTCATTCCCCATTTCAATTAGAAGGATCTCCTTTAGTAGATAAAAATAAAAATTTACCTTTTTACAAAATATTAAATCCTTGGATAATTAAAACACCTCCAGGTTATTCTTGTTTATTTGTTCCACCACTAAATAATACAGATGACAGATTTAGCATTATTCCAGGTATTGTAGATACGGATACTTTTGATAGGGAAATTAATTTTCCAATAGTTCTTAATGGAGATAAATATCCTAATTTAGATACAACAATAGTTAAAGGAACACCTTACGCACAAGTCATTCCATTTAAAAGAGATAACTGGAAAATGAATGTAACAAAATCTAAAATTAAAAATAAAATTTTACATAATTTATTATATCCTTTAAGATTTGTACATAACTACAAATTAGATTTTTGGAGTAAAAAACAATGCAAGTAGATCCATATGGAGTTGGACAATACGTTAAAGTAATTGATGGTATATTTCCAAAAAAAACATTAGAAAAATTTTATAAAATTTGCAAAGAATTAGATTTTAAAGACGCTTACGTAGGTGGTGGTAAAAATTCAAAAGTAAATAAAGAAATCAGAAACACTGAAACTTTATGTTGGCATAGATACAGTAAAGAACTTACTCATGTTCGTTGGTGTAATTATTTTATAAATGCAACCTATGATGCTATAAAAAAATACTACATACCAGGAGCACCACAAGCAACAGTAAATAAAGCAAGTCAAATTGAAGTTCTAAAATATAAAGAGGGAGGTTTTTATACTCCTCACGTAGATCATTTTGCAACAATTCCAAGAACAATTAGTGTTGTAACTTTTATAAATGATGATTTTGATGGTGGAGAATTTGAAATGTTTTCTCCCGATTTAAAAGAATCTAAAAAAGTAAAACCTCAAGTAGGAAGAACTATTATATTTCCTTCAAATTTTTTATATCCACATAAGGCAAATCTTGTAAAGAATGGTACGCGATATGCTATCGTAATATGGTTTTTATAATATGCAAATAAGAAAAGATTTTAAATACAAAATAATTAAAAATTTCTTAACACAAGAAGAAACTAATCTATTGCGAGATTATACTATACTTAGAATTAGACATGATGATACTAATGATCAAAGCAACAAACCAGGTGTAGTAGATTTAAATTTTTATGGAGACCCTATTATGGAGTCTTTAATGATACAAAAGTTACCTTTAATGCAAAAAGAAACTGAATTGGAATTGTTACCAACTTATACTTTTTGGAGGTGTTATACTAAATTTGCTGACCTTCCAAAACATAAAGATAGACCTTCTTGTGAAATAAGTACAACAGTTAATATTGGATCTGATGGAACTTCATGGCCAATATATATGGATGGTACACCTATAGATTTAGCACCGGGAGATGCGGCAGTTTATTTGGGTTGTGAAGTTTTACATTGGAGAGAAGAATTTAAAGGTGATTGGTGTTCTCAAGTATTCATACATTACGTTGATAAAAATGGTCCTAATAGAGAATTCTTTAAAGATAAAAGAAGGCATTATGGCTTACAATCAATATGGTAGAATGCTATAATTACGCATGCCTTTAACAAATGTACAGATAAGACCAGGATTTAATAAACAAGTCACACCCACAGGCGCTGAAGGCCAATGGACTGATGGTGATTTTGTTAGATTCAGATATGGACTACCTGAAAAAATAGGTGGTTGGGAACAGATTAATTCTAAAACTTTAGTTGGTGCTGTAAGAGAACAGTTGGTTTGGGCTGATTTAGATGGACGTAAATACGCAGCTTTAGGAACCAATAAAACATTAATTATTTATTATGAGGGAGCCTTTTATGATATTACTCCTTTAGATACTGCTATCACTGGAATTACATTTGACACTACAGATACCTCAGCAACGGTTACCGTAAACAAAACAGCTCATGGATTATCTGTGGGAGATTTATTCACATTTACATCAGTGACTCCACCATCAGGCGCAGGATATGTGGCAGCAGATTTTCAAACAAATACTTTTCAAGTTGTTACCATACCTAATAACGATACTTTCACTATTACAATGGCTTCAACTGCTACAGCAACAACGTCTGCAAGTGGCTCTGCTACAATTAACCCCTATATAAAACCAGGACCTTTAACTCAAAGTTATGGCTACGGTTGGGGAACCTCTACCTTTGGTGGTGCATCTGGTATTGTATCCACGTTAAATGGAGCTCTTTTAGACGACACGAACGGAACAGGTGGAACTGGAACAGACATAACATTAAACTCTGTAGTAGGATTTCCAACATCAGGCACGATTAAAGTTGGAGCTGAATTTATTTCTTATAACGGAATTACTGGAAACGATTTAAATAATATCACAAGAGATGTAGCTGGAACGAGATCAGCTCACTCTGATGGAGCATCAGTTGAATTCTATACTGCTTGGGGAGAAGCTTCTACGACATCATCAGTATTACTTGATCCTGCGTCATGGTCTTTAGATCATTTTGGACAAAAATTAATAGCAACTGTAAAAAATGGAAAAACCTTTGAATGGGATCCGATTTCAGCCTCCGCTTCTGCTTTACAAATAAGAGCAACAGCAGTGGCTAATGCACCCACAAGATCAGTTATGTCAATTGTATCTGAAAGGGATAGACATTTAATTATGCTTGGAACTGAGACAACAATAGGTAGTGAGTCTTCTCAAGATAAAATGTTTATAAGATTTTCTGATCAAGAAGATATATCTGATTATACTCCAACCTCTATTAACACAGCTGGAACATTTAGGTTAGATTCTGGTGTTAAAATTGTCGGGGCTGCAAAAGCAAAAGATTATATTTTAATTCTTACCGATACCTCTGCATATGTTATGCAATTCGTTGGACCTCCATTTACATTTTCTATAAGACAAGTAGGTAGTAATTGTGGTTTAATAGGTCAGCATGCTTTAAAATATGTTAACGGTGCTGTATGGTGGATGGGTCAAGCAGGTGGGGTTTTTGTTTATGATGGTACAGTAAAATCAGTACCGTGTTTAGTAGAGGATTTTGTATTTACAAACAAAGGGGATAACCTTGGAATAAATTATAATGCTGGTGAACAAGTGTATGCAGGTTTAAATCATTTGTATGAAGAATTAA